ATGCTGATTCAGCCCGGCGATGAGACCGCACCTATCCGCTTTACCCCAGTCCCGCAGTACTTGGTGGCTCTGGAAGAGGGGCCGCACGGTTCGGTAGACAATGTTTACCGTAAATTACGGATTAAAGGCGAGGTTATCGACCGTCAGTGGACTGATGCCAAGATTCCCGCCATGCTAAAAGATCAGATCCAGCGCAAACCTACCGACGAGATCAGTCTGTTGGAAGCTACGGTCTATAACAAGGATCTTGGCGTGTACTGCTACCATGTGATCCACGAAAAGAGCAAAGAGGAACTGGTCTATCGCACGATGAAGATCAGTCCTTGGATCGTTGCGCGATTCATGAAGGTATCTGGTGAAGTCTATGGTCGTGGGCCTTTGCTTTCTGCCATGCCTGACATCAAGACGCTTAATAAGGTGCTGGAACTGGTGCTGAAGAACGCATCTTTGGCTATTGCTGGCGTATATACAGCGGCAGATGATGGTGTTTTGAACCCGCAGACCATCCGTATCCAGCCTGGCGCCATTATCCCGGTAGCGCGTAACGGTGGTCCTACTGGTCCTAGCCTCATGCCACTGCCTCGTGCTGCTGATTTCAACGTCAGTAATATTATCATCCCTGATTTGCGAATGAACATCAAAAAAACGCTGCTGGATGATAGCTTGCCGCCAGATAACATGTCTGCTCGGTCGGCTACTGAGATTGTCCAGCGCATGAAGGAGTTGAGTCAGAACCTTGGCTCTGCATTTGGTCGCTTGATTACCGAGGCAATGATTCCAATCATCAACCGTGTCCTGTTTATTATGGATGACCAAGGGTTGATTGACATGCCTCTGAAAGTTAACGGTCAGGAAGTCAAGGTTGTGCCGATCTCACCATTGGCTCAGGCGCAGAACATGGATGAAGTAAACGATGTCCTGCAATTCATGCAAGTCGTTGGGGGTATGGGGCCAGAGGCTCAGTTGGCTCTTAAAAAGGATGCGGTTATTGACTTTATTGCTAATCGTCTGGGTGTCCCTACTTCTCTTCTCACCTCACCAGAAGAACGACAAATGATGATGCAGCAGATGCAGCAACTGGCGCAGCAAGCACAGGCAATGCAACAGGGTCAGGCTCCAGAACAAGGGATGCCGCCACAAGGAGCGATGTAACATGAATAATTGGGATGTTATCAACGACTTTGCCCAGCCAATCGACGGTGGGATCAACAAGCAATCGGACCTAGACGCTATATACGCTCACGTTTTTGGGTCTGATGAAGGTCGGAAGGTATTAGCCGATCTTCGAGCGCGTACAATTGAGCAGCCATCATGGTATCCCGGCGAGGAAGCATCGCATGGGTTTGCTCGTGAAGGTCAAAACTCGATTGTCCGTAACATTGAAGAGCGTATTAAACGAGCGAGGAATAAATGACAGAAGAACAGACAACTCAGGCCGCTGAAACCAGCGACAACCAGAGCCTGTTAACGGCAACTACCGAGGAAGCAAAAACTGAAGAGGTAAGTGTTTCCCACAAAGAAGTAGATCCTAATGCGGTTACCGCGGAGGACACTACAGAGGCAGAAGAAGAGGAATGGGTACGCCCAGACTATTACCCAGAACAGTTTTGGGACGAAAAGGAAGGTCCAGATGTTGAGAAGCTGGCAACTGCTTACAAGGAACTGCGGACTAAAATGTCGCAGGGCAAGCATAAGGCTCCAGCGGATGGCAAGTATGATCTGGAAGTCTTTAAGTCTGTCGGAGTTGAAGAGGGTGATGATCTCCTTCAAAAGTATGTCAGCAAATCCAAAGAACTTGGAATCTCTCAGGAATCATTTGAAGAGCTTGCCAAGATCTATCTGGAAGAAGCTGGTGCAGCGTTTGACAATGTTAAAGTAAATCGTGAGGCCGAGGTTAAGAAGTTAGGTCCACGCGCTAATGACATTATTCAGGCCAACAACCAGTGGCTCGGCAAGCTATCACGCTCAGTCCTGAGTGAATCAGAGACCAATGCTATTGCCCGTGCATCGACCAGTGCTGATTTTGTGTCTGCAATGAACAAGATCCGTCAGGCATCAGGGGAAATGTCTATCCCGACCTCTGGTGTGGCTGCGTCTGATGGTATGCCGTCCAAAGATGACCTTTATGCGATGGTCGGCGATGAACGGTACGGTAAAGACAAGAATTTTACCCGCCAAGTCGAGACGCTTTTCCAAAAAGCATTTGGATGATTTGACAATATTAGGCAGATGGGATTATATTCTGTCTGCCTGATAACTATCCTACATAGCCGGGCATAATAGGTGGAGATCTTACACTCAAGTCGCGGCCCACTAGGACAACCTCGGCGTTTAACCGTAAAGCGATTAACAACTCAAGGAGATACAGATGGCTCAGGGCATCTCAAACGCCTTTGTTACGCTGTTCGACGCGGAAGTAAAACAGGCTTTCCAAGGGATGCGTTCCTTGGGTGGGTTGGTCCGCGAGCGCAACGGTGTTGAAGGTTCTACCGTTAAGTTCCCCAAAATCGGCAAGGGTTCGGCTACAATCCGTGTACCCCAGACTGATGTAACCCCACTGAACGTGACCTATTCTCAGGTTACTGCTACTCTGTCTGATTACAATGCTGCTGAATATAGCGACATTTTCCATCAGGCTAAAGTAAACTTCGATGAACGCCGTGAACTCGTAATGGTTGTCTCGAACGCAATTGGTCGCCGTATGGATCAGTTGATCCTCGACGCTCTGACTGCTTCTTCGACTTCGCTGACCGTCTCGAACGACATCGGCGCAACCGACTCGAACCTGAACGTAGCTAAACTTCGCCGCGCCAAGAAGCTGCTTGATCAGAACAATGTGCCTACGGAAGGCCGTGTGATGGTTATCTCTGCTGGTGGTCTCGAAGGTCTGCTTGGCGAAACCCAAACTACCTCAACTGACTTTAATTCGGTTCAGGCTTTGGTGTCTGGCTCGATTGATACCTTCCTTGGCTTTAAGTTTGTCACCCTCGGTGATCGTGCTGAAGGCGGCTTGGCCATTGATGCTTCTTTGGATCGCACCTGCTTTGCTTTCCACAAAGATGCAGTTGGTATGGGTATCGGCATGGCTCAGAAGACTGAGATCAACTACGTTCCAGAAAAGACTTCGTTCCTCGTGAACAGCATGTTCTCTGCTGGTGCGGTTGCCATTGACGATGAAGGTATCGTCAAAATCACCTGCCGCGAATCCTGATAGGGAGATTTGAACAATGGCATTTTCATCGACTGGTTGGAATACCATCGCAGCTAACAAATCGGGCAATGCGCCTTCTTTGTACAGCTACAAGTCGGCTGATACTCAGGCAACGATCAACTCTTCTGGCTACTTCGATTCGCTTTCGACGTTGCTGAAAGTTGGCGATGTTATCTTCGTGTACGACAGCACAACTCCTTCGCTGGTTATCACATATGTGAACAGCAATTCGAGTGGTGTGGTTGACATTGCGGATGGCACGACCGTTTCCGCTACCGACACCGACTAATATGCTTTAGGAGTAGGGGGCGAAATCTCCCTACTCTTTCCCCTTATGAGGTGACCAATGGCATCGGGCGATTCCAAGCTGACAATCTGTAACGATGCTTTACTTATGCTGGGGGCCGCTCCAGTTTCGTCGTTTAGTGATGGCTCTGACTCTGCTCAGATTGCAGATCGCCTCTACAATGACATCAAGATTCTTGTTCTGACCCTGTATCCGTGGTCATTCAGTTTTAAAAAAGTCCAACTTGCTCGCACTTTGAACACTCCCGTCTCTGAATGGCGGTATGAGTATCAATTGCCCGGCGACATGATCATCGGCCCTCGTGCTTTGTTTAACTCACCATCCTACGGTGCGCGTCCTGTTACCCAATGGGAAGTGTTCGAGGATAAGGTGCTGACGAACTATGAAGCATGTTACGCCGATTATCAGTTCGACACGCCAGAAGATAGGCTTCCTTCGTATTTCGTTCAGATCTTGAAGTACTATCTTGCTTGGCACTTTGCAGAACCAGTCACTGACCAGTTCACTAAGGGTCAGTATTGGCAAGCCATTGCTGTTGGCACACCTCAAGAGAACGGTCGGGGTGGTTACCTTCGCCAAGCCATGAACATTGACGGTGCTAATCAGCCTAACCAGATGATAGAGGACTTTAGTCTTACTGGCGTGAGGTTCTAATGTCTCGCTTAATCCAGATCCAGACTAATTTCTCGGTTGGTGAAGTCGATCCGCTCATTCGCGGTCGTATTGACCTGGCCCAGTATTACTCTGCTCTGAAGAAAGCTACCAATGTTACGGTGATTCCACAGGGTGGAGTTCGTCGCCGTCCCGGCTTAAAGTTTCTTCACTCTCTGCCAGCTAATGCTTCTAATGGGGCTATCCTGGTCCCATTTGAGTTTAGCGTATCAGACAGTTACATGTTTGCAATCACTAATGCGCGCATCCATGTGTTTAAGAATGGGGAATTAATTACTAATATCAATGGCACAGGCCTTGATCATATTACCGCAACGACCCTGACATCTGCCATGCTGACCAATCTTAACTTTGCACAGTCGGCTGAT